CGGTAATACCAGTTACTATGCCGCTAAAAGCGTTTTTTAAAGCCCCAGCCATTATTGGGACAATATATTTATTAAGGAAATTCCAAAGAGCGGTAAATTCTTCTTTGTTATCGTCAATGGCTTTAGTCAAAGGTTTTAATTTATCTTGGATAGCTTGAACCGCTGGGCCAACCTTTGTATTAAAAGTATCTAGTAATTGAGTTAGGATAGGCAATAATCGAGCGCCTACAGATTCTTTAGCCTCATCAAAGGCAACCTGCATCCTTGCCATCTTGCCACTAAAAGTATCTGCCTGAACCGAAGCTTGGCCGCCAAAGGTTTCGGCAAGTGATTTAGTTACATCATCAAAGCTCATTGATTTCAACTCAGCAGCAGAAAGTCCTACGCCAAGACGCTGTAGCGAAGTGTTGCTGCCATCATAAGCCTTAGCAAGGGCTACGCTGACTGCCTCTAAATCCTTGCCAGAACCAGCAGCAATATCTAAGGCTAGGGTTTGTAGTTTTTGAGCTTGGGCAACATCATTCGTAGCTCTTACTAGTTTTTCAAAAGAAGGTCTTAATTTGTCATCGGCAATACCAGTAGCCAAAGACATCTTTAGGATTTGTTCCTCTACTGCTTTTATCTGTTCTCTAGTAGCGCCAGTGGTATTTTCTAAAGTCTGAGCTAATTTGACTTGAGCCTTTTCATCTTCGATAGCTGCTTTAACGCCATCTATAAGCAACTTACCTGCATAAGCAGCAGCAGCAGCAGCAGCAACCGCAAAAGCGGCGGCAGCCTTCTTTCCAAATTCCCCTAGCTTATTGCCAAAGCCTTCAACTTCTTTTTCACCTTGGCCAAGCTTTTTCTTTAGATCATCAACATCTGCAAGGATGGATAACTTAAGCGTTCTATTACCAGCCATTTGTTATCCCCATTTCTTTACAATTGCAGCAAAAGCTTCTTCCCATTTGCGAATTAGTTCAGGCTGAATTTTGCGAAGTGTCGGGTAGATAAAGTAGCCAGAATTGCCGCGTCCTTTGTTGGGAGTGCGTCTGGGAAACTGGCGATAGCGGTTACTTCCAAATTCAAGTCCTGCCCAGAGCTTCTGCGTTGTTGCGCCACCAGAAAACCTCTGAGATGCAAATCCATAAGAGAATTCGCCAATCTTGGATGACTTGCTGATACGGACACCTTCGGCAACTCTCCGAACACCAGCACCCGAGACTGTTCGTCCCAGCGCGGTGACTTTAATTTCATTGGCTGCATAGGTTGCGATGGCATTGCTTTCGGTTCTAGCTTCTTGGATTGCTTGCTCATCCATTGCTTTAAAGGCGCTGAGAATACCGCGTAGCTCGCTACGATCATAAGTAATCGGATCACTTGCCACCGTTTCTCTCCTTTAGTATTTCCAAAGCCGTCAGGACATCTTCGGCATCATCCCAATACTGCTTAGGAATCCGCGTCTCAATTGCCAGAAGCGTTAGAAGATAGTTTAGGCTTCCAGCGGTGTGGCTTTTGGGTTTTCATTCACCACATCAATGTCGGCAACTGTCTCCATCCATACTTCGAAAGATTTAACTGGCTTGCCAGCCGCTTCGCGTTTCATTGCGTTATATGCCAGAAACATAATGTCCCAGACACCGCCTAATTCGCCAATCGTCTTGCCAGTTGCTTTCTCCCATTTGGCATACTCGGGCGGTTGGGCAATATAAGTTGCTTCCTCGCCCGAGTTATATTCAATTTTTATTTGTGATTTCATAGCTCCCGATGCTCCGATCTCTCTTAACTAAAGGTCTCTGTTGGAGTTCCAATTACTGTCATTGTCCAGGTGTCAGTTAGCGCTCCTGGTGCTGCGCCTCCTGCTGTTGGGAAAATTGGCAATACTGTGAAGCTAAATGCTGCTCCTGTTACTGCTGTGAAAGCCACTGTTAATGCTGTGTTTGGTGCAGCTTCTGCATCTGTCCACATTGCTTCAAATAGAGAGCTTGCAGCTCCCCAATCCTGTAGCAATTCAATTGTGAATGTCCATTGCTTATCTACGGACTTATAAGCGCGACCATCAAGAGTTTGATAGGTCTCGATAATTGTGTCGCAGCTTAGGACTGCGCTAGTTGTCTGGGCGTCATAAGCAGCGCTATCGAGTGTGAATGTCACATCGCGCCCAGTTATTACTGTTGTTGGCATTTGGGTCTCCTATGCGGTTTGCTCGTAGCGGACGCTCAAGCGTATATCTGAAACTAGCAGGGTAGTAGTTCCTACTTCCGTTACCGAAGGTCTTTCGACTATTGATAACTCATACTTGGACGCATTTAATGCTCCAAGAATACTGATGACCATTTGCTCTAAGTTATCTAAAGCAGCGGCATTGCTGAAATACGCAACGCAAGCGGTGATGGTGTAATTTAATTTAACTCTAGTTGTGGCTTTTCCCAAGACTTCAAGCTCCATATAGGGCGAGTCTGGAATGACAATAATTGCTGGGACAATAGGCGCTTCAGGAACTGAGTCGTAAATGTTGGCAGCTACGCCAGCAAGCGCAGTCTTTATAGCGCCTCTAACATCTGTGGCAATTGTTGATGGCATTAACCAACCATCGTCTCTACATCAAGATAAGGGCCAAGTAAGCCAGTTACTTTGGCAAGTAAATTCTTAGATAGGCGGTAAGGGGTTACTGCAAAATCTATGCCTTCTATTGATCCACCAGCGGCTGTTCTGGCTTGAAAGATTTCGACTGAGATAGCCAGAATTGCAGCTTCAGCATTGGCATTTCCGACATAGGTTGATAGTCCAGAGAGCGCAGCGTTTCCTGCTGGGATAACATTTTTTTCCAATATATCTGCATTGGTGATTGCAACTGTGAATACATAATCTGATAACTCATCATCGGTTACTGTGTGTGTGCCGTTAAATGGTGATCCGCAGCCAGTAATAATTACGGATTGGCCTTCTGTAAATTCTTGAATTGTTGCGGTCTCAAAGTAAGCGACATTATCCTCAAGCTTGACTTTGTTTATCTTGCTCTGAAATGTGACCAGCATTGGCAAAACTAGGTTCTCTGAAGCATCGACAATATCGCCTAGATAAGCATCTGAATATAGGGATGACGAAACGCCAAGAATCGTCCTAAGCTCTGTGGCCGTAACTATTGTTGGCATCTCGTCATCCTTTCAAGCAGTTAGGTGAGCGGCCAGCTCGGGAGCGGACTGGCCGTCACTATTGGGGTTCTATCAGGTCTTATTGATCTTAAATGCGCCAGCACCAACCTTGGTAGCAATTGCGCCATAACCATAGAGAGATACATAGACCTCACCGCTTGCAATTACATCAGCGCGCAACTGGAAGGTTGGGCTTTCGTAGAATGTATAAGAAGCTGGATTGACAATGAGCATTGAGCCATCGGTGTCAGTTAAAGATGCTGTATTAGCGGTTACATATAGATCAAGGCCAGCGACATTTCCGCGAACGCTGGTTGGAGCAACTACGCCACCTGCGTTTTGTGGAACTTGAGCGTTGTAGATTGGTCGGCCAGAATCGTTAAGAGTCATTAGGTTAGCCCATTGAGAAGTGTTAGCAATGATATTGCGAGCAAATCCTTGAGTTCCGCTATAGACGGATGCAGCACCGCGAGATACGAAGCCAAGAAGCTCTGAAGCTGTTGGATAGGTAGCAAGTGTGGTTGCGTCAGCAGTTGCGCCAGAGATAATTGCAGCATTTACTGCAGTATCTGTGACCTTTGCGTAAGCTGCAGACATATTGTTAAGAAGCTCGGTCAGGAATAATGGAGAGCTGCGGTCTAATAGCTCTACGCTAAACTTTTGAGCTCCAGAATACTTCTTGACTGTAACTGTGACAAATGATGCTGCTTGATCAGTTTCGGATGGAGCTCCTGCCTCAGCAACTTCTGCAACTGTTGGCATAGTTGTAATCTTTGGAATCTCAAAAGACATTCCAGCATCAGGAAGAACACCAGTTGAAATTGCGTCAATGTTGCTTCTTGTTGTGTTAGCAAGGCCGTTGATGACCTCAGATAATTGGCGAGTTGGAACTAGTCCTGCATTGTCAGTTGTGTCAGCTGCGGCTGCTACATATTGACGAGCGGACTCATCTCCGAGAGAAGCTTTAATTGTAGCTTCTAGATATTTAACTGGTGAAGGATCAAGTCTTGGGCGAGTGTAAAACGCTGGCCTTGGACTTGTCGCTTCAACCTTGGCTGCTTCTACCGCTTCATCAACGGCAGGAGCAGGAGCGGTAGTGTCAGACACTTGGTCTCCTTCGGTTGGTTTGTCTGAATCAGCGGTTGCTGGATCAGAATCTTCTTTTGTTGTTTCATTTTCTGAAGCTGCTACAACTTCAGCGACTCTTGCAGAATCTATGGCTGGATCAGTTACAAGGCTGACTTCTTCAAGAGAAGCTGAAGTAATTTGCATAACGCCTTTGTTGTTTGTCCATTCGTTAATCTGAGCTCCAACACTAAATCCATCGCGCAAGCCTTCAGTTGCTTCAACTAGGGCATCTTCTCCAGCCATAGTATTAGCAATCTTAAAAGTAGCTTCAATGCCAGATTTAGTTACATTGTGAGAAACCATTTTGCCAATTGGGCGAGTGCGGTCGTGCTCAAGAAGCAACTTGACTGGCTTAATTTCAATTGAATTGGCTGCAAAAATTGTTGGGCCAACTGAAGTATTGCCTTGCTCGTTCCAAGTGACAATAGTGCCAGTTATGGTGCGCTTAATTGTGTCGGCCGCTGTTACGACCATTGGAATATTAACTTTCATTAGGTATTAAAT